CTGAACCTTCATCTGCCATGCCATACCTCTATACTAAATATGACTTCGAAAAAGTTAGGTGAATCTACGTAACCTTGCCGGCACTTGTTCTCTCTGGCGTCCCATTAATGCTCTTTGGTCTGGAGTGTTGTCAGACGCACTTTTTGATGTGTTGCTTGAATCAATCTCAGTAACAAACCTTTGTACAAACCATTTGCGTTGCCAAATCGGCAAATTCATCGCGTCATGAAACGTAAAGCCCATGTAATACATCAATGCAAATATAGGCTCGAGGTAGACCTCTTTATCGTTAGGCGTCAGGCCAAAAAAACGAAGTGCCGATGGGCAGGTCTACCTCCGAAGACTCATAGCAACTTTCACAAGTCATAACGCACTTCATCTCGATGCCCGGCTCATTGTCATTCATGAACTTGCGAAGTGCCCGACTGTCTCGGGCTGGCATGTTATGCACAAACATTGCTAGCTTTGAACGGTCTTCGATGTTGTCAACGGCAACAACGGCTGCCTGGAGCCGACTGGTCACCATGCTATCGAGATCACCCGACAACTTCTTCTTTCTTTTTCGCTCTGCCGTTAGTGCAATATTTTGCTCGTCGGCGCCCGTTAGGAACCTGAACGTTACAACCTTCTTGCTGACTGGCAAAGTAAAGGTGAATTTGTTCTCGCCTGGTTCTGACGGTTCAATTTCGAGTCGCTTGATAGGAAGTTCTGCAAGACTGAATGACTGCTTTTGAGACACATCGCATTCTGGGCAAGGAATTTCGACCTCGTAATCAGAGCCGTACCCTGTAATCCTGACGGCAACCATTAGCGCATTACGGTCTCCGGAGATAAGCTGATCAACCCGGACTGCTTTGTTTACCAGACATGAACGAAGAAGTGCCGTGATGACAGTGCCCTTCTTGAGGAGAGCGCGACTGGTTAGAATATCCTCGTCCTTTGCCGTCATGGCCCGGATTTCAAGCGTTTCACAATTGTGCGCCGCCGAACCCTCTGGGTAGATTTTCCCCTGTGATGGCAGTGGTGCGGCATCAACTGGAATTTCCATTCCAAAATCTTCCCTCATCACATTTCTTGTCTGCATTCCACTAGCTTGCGCTCGCTGGGCATCGAAAACATGGTTCCCTTCTCTTTTGTTGCTCACGTATCACTCCTGTAATTGTCACCTGCATACTGTAGTCCTGTATGCACGCTTGTAAACATAAGTATAAGTGTGTGAAAGTCGTAGGAGTTAGTTTTCTGTGTCGTGTTTTATGTTATAAAATTCGTCTGCTGCGTTCCACAAAATATCTTCAAGCTCATGACTTGGAATGCCCAACTTAACATCAATGTATTTTTCTAGTCTTTTAAATGATGAAATCATTGATTCAACGTCTGGTTTTTTGCCCGTAAGATGGTATGATGAATCCAAAAAATTACCGAAGTTTTCTTTTCCAGGATTGTGTACGCGGGCGTCATCAGATTTTTGTGGGGTTATGGGTTTCTTTTTGTTATCTAGCGGCGTAGATTCAACGTCAGCGCGCTTGTTTTTGTAATATTTCCAGACGCGCTGAGCTGACGGTGATACACCAGGCTGCCTGTCTGGCATTAATTCACCTGTTTCCGCCATGGCTATATCATACATGAGCGGACCAAAATTTTTCGATGCGGCTGGGCCATGCACCATACTAGCACCATTGCTGTTACTTGACGCTTTTTCTATATCAATCGTCCCCATAATGAATGATTCTGCATGTCCAGCCATTCCATCTGGAAGTATCCCGGCATGGTCGTCAAAATCGGCGAGAATGTCGCTGACTGACACTTTACTTGCGCGGGCCATATCCTTAATTTCCTGAATTAGAAAATGTATAAACATACTCCTGTCAAAAAGAATGTACAGGATGTCGCCAGGTCCATCGCGATCCTTGTATACGGCTAACGCTAAATTGTCATTCGACGCCATTTTGGCGGTACGTGCTTTTTCTTGTAGGAGAGTTGTGCGGACGAAGGTCCTGATTGATGAGATGTTCATATTACTAATTATCGTGCAGGATGGGTTCTGGACGTATCAATCACCAATGTGTATGTAGTATGTATTGAAATGATTCGGGAAGCACACGGGATGAGGTGGGACTGTTAGGTGATTGACATGATTGAGCTAGTTGTCAAAGTTCAAAGATGGATGTTCGTGCCCGTGGCAAATCTTACATAGAACGATTCCGGATACATTTTGTGACGTGTGGTAATCAATCACTTTTTCAACGATTATTCTATTTTGTTCTGGTGTCAAGACATGACAATCAACGTCACTGCGGAACTTCTTGATTATCGCTGCCATTTTTTCTTTATCATGATGGATGTGCAATTTTGTTGTGCTTGAGCATCTTTCACACTTGAATTTTGCTGCGGCGAGCTTTGGAAATTTCCATTCGCTGTATAGTCGGTTATTTGAATGGCAAAGAGCACCGATTGTTGACGTTCCGCCTTTCCATTGCGGGTGTTCTGATCCTGTCAAAGATGGAATAATACCGGCCAATCTATTTTTTGACATTATTTTGCTATACTTTTCTCGTTTTTCGGTTGTCCATGTTTTTGCGACCGATCTTCCGGCAATGCGGAGTCTTTCATCATCATGCTTCGTTATCCCTTTATTCCAGACAATCATTTCTCCAGATTTCAACATTTCCCGCCGGGAAGCCTGGCTTTTCTTTTGTGCGTTTTCATTGTGGCCCCAGTTATTTTTGATACGCGCTTGATGACCTGGGCAAAACTTTGAATATCCTTTTGTGATTCCATGGAATTTTGTCTTTGACATGCAACCACAAGCACACGTAGGCTGTTTATGCTTGACAACTGCAGCCAGATATATTGCCTCGCTTGAAAGCTTATGCGCTTTTTGTGCATGAATACGCAATGAGTTAATTTTTTCAGTTTTGTAATTACAACTTGGACATAAAAACATAGTCCCTCCCTATGACACTAGTATATCAATGGGAGGGACTATGTAAAACCTCGTTATCGTAACGTTACATCAAAATTGAAGCACGGCGTTGTCATACCTGACCGTGAGTGCAATCTCTGATGCGTCTGACGTGCTGTAATCTAGTGCACCGAAATCAGCCGCTGTCAAGAATGCACCACGGATATCCCACAATTCAACGACTGTACCGACCGGATCAAGCATCTTCAACTGAATGTCGCGCTTGTAGAAGTCTGCGTAGCCTGCTCGACCTGAGACCGACTCGAAGTGTGTTCGAATCCATTCCATAACCTGCTGAGCGCCGGATGGAGCAATTGGGTCGTGAAGCGTAATCGATAGTGTTTCGAATGTTGCCTTGCCTGCCACATATCGTTTGTGATTGATATACGGAATTTCCAGCTCTTCAATCGCAATGTTTGGTCGCGAGGCAGTCTTCACAATGAAGGCGTCGATGCCTTCAACAGCAAGGACCCACCTAAACTGACGTTTTGGCTCAAATTTATTCGGAAGCATGTCCGTTACTGATAGTGTTTCTGCCATTTTAATCTCCTAAGACTGAGGCTTCGTTATGTTACAGGTCTAAGTATGGTAAACCTAGAATCCCGACAACACAGCTTCCATTTTTTCTGCCATCTCGTCGTAATTGCTACTTCCGTTGGCACCCATGTTGACGACCTTTCTGCCGTTTACAATGATCCACCCGTTTCTGCCGTCAATTTTTATTTCTGCATCTGGGTATCGGCGCTTGAATTTTGCCCTCAACGATTTTGCAGCAGACATTGATGCGGGACCTGCTTGGTTATAGCTTCGTTTGCGGGGCTTTCTGCCTGTCGGTGAGTAACCATAATTCTGATCGCGACCATAATTTTGTTCATTGACCTGTTTCGAAGGTGCCAGTCGATTCGTCATGATCCCATAAACGTCTCCGTTTCCAAAATCTACGTCGGCCATGTCACCCATTTTGTGCATTTTCTTGACAGTGCCTTTCCTTGTTTTACCAAAGATCTCCGTTGTAACAATATCGCCTGGTTTTACTACCTTTCCTACTGGTTTGGCACGCCATGGTGTGCTTTCTCGAATCAAGTTTCTAATTTGTCGTCGTGTGATTTTCATGGGTTACATCCACCTTTGTACTTTTCTATTGAGTACCTTCATCGCCTGATATTTGATTCCTGGTGCTCTAAAACCGCCGCCGATACGTTCAGCCTCATCGTCGATATACCTGATCAGTGAGTCAATCTCTCTTTCAACGTTTGCCATAAGGTCGTCGCGCTCCTGGTCCTCATCATCAGAAACCGTGCCGTCCGCGTTCATCTCTGAGAGGATCTTCTCTTCATTGATAAGTCTTCGTAATTGTTTTTTTGTAATTTTCACGTGCTATTCCTAGATATTGTTGCTTACCACGAAGTCAAGCGAGACGAACTCGATTGATTTTGTTGGCTGTAAGAAGATTTTACCGCGGATGGTGTTATTCTCAATGTCAGCCTGTGTCGTTGTCGACGCGTCAATCTTGACCTTGAATCTATCCAACCCACCTTGTGACTGGACGGCTGCCAAGATCGGTTGTACCCTCGCTTCAAATGATGCGATTGTAGATGCCTGGTTTGGCTCAAACAAGAATGTTCGTGCCACATCTCTGACCTTTCTACGAATGTCGATTAGCAAACGTCGTACGTTCACACGGTCGAGAGCGCTCTGTGCTGCAAGCAATGTTTTCTGGCCGAATACGGTTACTCCGGAATTTGCCTGGACGTCACCGATGATTGGGTTGACATCAGCGCTGTAAAGTGCATCACGATTTGCCTGTAGAAGCTCAACCGTTGGATACAATGCACTCTGCAAAGCACCTCGTGAGAAGCCTGCAGGTGCGAACCAAGGATGACCAATTGCATCATTCAGTGCCATGGCACCAAGAACAACAGCCGAAGACGGTGCTTTCACATTCGTCTTGGTTGCAACATCCTGAATTACCACGTCTGGGAAGTATGCTGCCGCAAACGATGAATCCAAAGCCCTCGATTGGAAAGCGTTGACCGTGTTCGTCACGCTGATTACCTGAGCTGATGATGTCACGAACGTGTTAACTTCGTCCTTTTCCTCGATGTCCATGACATACAATGCATCAAATCGTCGTTCGACTGATTCGATTGCGTAGTCTGTAACAGATGAGTGACGAAGTCCAGGGATTGCCAACAACTGAATGTCAACATCCTGTTTTGCTTCCATCACGTCGACTGCTTTTCGCAACGCTGCAACGGTTGGTCCGTTCTTGCCGCCCTGCAAAGTCGAGTCATCCATCTCACGACGAACAGCCGTATCGGTGAATTTCGATTTCTCAGAGTCAAATACGTTGGTTCCGTCATATCCGCCCTGGAGTGGGAATGTGAACTTCAAGTATTTCTGGCTTGGAATGTGCGCAAAATCCTTAGTTGAATCCAAGAATCGAACGTTGGTCTTCGAAGTTCCGTCACGGTCATCAAGCGATGATGCCTGCGTTCCATTTCGGCGATACGAAGCAGCTGCCCACTGTTGTGGGTCTGGCCTGTCATTCGATCCAGTAATAACCTGCACCCTCTCAAGAGAGAAGAAGTTGTTGTTGAAACGGTCAGCGTCGAAAATCGTTCCGCCCACGTCAGCAGCTCCAGCATTATCACCGACTAGTGGGTTCTGCCAACTTGTGTGGAATTTCGGGTAATACCTTGTGAAGGATAGCAACGATGCATCCAGTTTTTCATTCTTGTTAGGAAGTGAAACGCTTGTCTTCGTTTCGAATTGGATTCCCCATGTGAATGACTGCTGGACGTTTTTCTTTGGTGAAGCACCGGTAGAGATCGACTCACGCATTGGGATAGGAGGCTGAACAACCCGTTTGAGCAGATCAGATGAAATGCTGGCTGACATCGAACCTCGCAATGTGGCAAAGCTTCCTGTTAGGATTGAGCCTGCTGTTCCTGCGATTGTTGTGCCTGACGTAATCAAGTGATGAATTCCACGGAAACCTGTTGGCAATGCCGTTGGGTCCAATCGATCATTCTTCAAGTCGCTACTCAACGTCACTCGGACGTAGTTTGAAACGCTTGGGTAATCACCTTCGACAACGATCTTCTGGTTTCCAGTTGCTGCTTCGAAGTCGAAGTATGTTCGCTGGTCACCGATTCGCTTTGCAATGTAGTTGTCAGACGACGGATCCAAACTCAAGCCTCTGAATGATTCCAGAACTGCTGGGTTCAAATCGTTGTCTGTGAAGCGTCGAATCAACACATCGAAAGTGCCGTACTTATTATTCGCCTTTGATGAAGCCGCGATGTTTTCAATCGTGACCTTGACTTCGCCTGCACCGATGAGACCGTCAGACAATGTTGTTAGTCTGAACAAATCCTTGTTTGCGCCACCGAATTTCTGTGATACGACGAATGGACTGAATGCCGCCTCAAACCTGTCCTCGAAGTTCTCGAAGTTAGGTACACCAACGGTTGTTGCCGATGTTGCAGAACCTACGTCCCGGTTGAGTGTCGAAGTCAAAAGCAAAGCAACTGGCTCAAGATTTGTGAACCAGACTGTTGGGTTGATCACGCTTGTACCGGTCGCAACAGCAAGTGCTGGATCGATATCGTAGTGCGTATATAGATAATGCCCAGCATCTTCGATTTTCAATGGGTCTGTGTTGAGCACGTTTACGAAGTAGTTTGGAACGCTGGGGTCGAATGATGCCGTAACAACATTCTTGTATGTTGCGTTATTTTTGTGACCGTTGAATAGGAGAACGAACTCCTGCTTCGAGTTACTAACATCGACGCTACCAATGTTTCCGCCAGCATTACCGACACCTGATCCGCCAAATGATGGATAAGCGGCTTCGTTTGCAGCCGGAGCCATGTTACCAGCAAGGTCAAGTGAGTGACTCAATGCCGGGATAACACCAGAAGGTGCCATTAGCATACCACGGAGAATCGGAGTTGCGTTGACGTTCTTCTGGATGCCAGCGTCGCTAAGGTATGTTGAACCGTTTGACTCAGACATGATAGCTGCCAGCATGTATGAACGGCCGAGCGCTCCACCTGGTAAGTTTTCAGCACCTGAATATGAGTTATCGCCGACGAGCCCGTTTGACTGGACAAGCCTATCACCAACAACAAATCCTGCGTTGGTTACCTTGCCCTGGTTGTTACCCGTCGAGAGCCTTGCAGAACCGTCACCGGCACCAAGAACACGAACGAATACACCCGAATCGGCGTTCCTCAACCATTCACGCATTGCAATCGGTCCAAATTTTGTGCCGTCGCTATTCCCGAACGTTGAAATAAAGTCTTGAAATGTTGCCATAGTCACTGGGACGAAAGCAGGACCTCGTACTGACGTTCCTACAACACCTGCAGGAATTCCAGAGGGAGAAACCTGTGTGGGTCCTGAAAGGTCAATTTCATTCGCCACTACGCCCGGACTAACTGGAAAAGTGAATTCTGCCATTTTATCTCCTACCTTTACGTATCGTCTTATTCAAAACTTACGCCATTGTTTGTAATAATGAAGTCAACCGAGATGAACTCAATCGCTCGGGTGGGCTTCACTTTGATTTGACCACGAAGTTTGTTCTGGTCAATTTCCGCCTTTGTGTTATTGCTTTCATCACAAATAACCTGGAATGCTTCGATTCCCTGTCGGGCTTGAACGTATGTCAGCTCACGGATTGAATCAGCAGAGAACTTCTTTCGAGTTGTCGCATCATTCTGTTCGAATGCAAGACCTTGCGCGATAGAACGAATCCTTCGCTTTACGTCAATCAACATCCTTCTTGTGTTGATTCTGTTTAGTGCCGTTTGTGCAACCTGTAGCGTTTTCTGGCCGAAGATTACGTAGCCTGATCGTGGGAACGTTGCGATTGGGTTGATTTTAGCATCGTATAGAGAATCCCTATCCTTTGCTGACAACCTATTCTCAACGTTTTTCACGAAGCCTAGCGCTCCACGGTTGAAGCCTGCCGGAGCAAACCAAACCTGCTGGACACGGTCGTTGAAACCTAGTGCGCCCATTGCGGCAACAGACGGTGGAACCTGAACGACCCGGTTATTCACCTTGTCCTCGATTGTAACATCTGGGAAGTATGTCGCGACGTAGTTGTTATCAATCGCACGTGTTTCGAACTGGTCAATTGTCTTTGTGACATCAGAATTTGCTTCAGAGTCGTCGTACAATCGGTTCGAGCTCTTGTCGAATTCCACAGCATCCATAACATACAATGCAAGACCGTATTTCTTGACCGCATCTGAAGCATGGTCGGTTACGAATGGCTCTCTCACACCAGGGATTGCCAACAGGTTGATCCTTGATGAGATTGGGTTTGTGATGATGTCCACAGCGGTTCGAATCGATGCAACATTGTTGTTGAGTCGTCCGCCGCCCGCCTGGTTAGCAGTTCCGATTAGTGCAAGACCAATTCTGTCTGCGGCTCCGGGTGTTGGTTGTGCTTTACCGCCTGTGTCAGATGACAATGCTTTGTCACGGAAGTATCCTTGGTCTTCATCAAGGATGTTCGTTCCGTCAAATCCACCGTAGAACACGTTTGTGAACTTGTGGTACTCGGTGAAGCGATTGAACAGTGCCGATGATGTTGCGATCAACGACGCCATGGTGATTCGTCCTGTCCGTGCACCGTCAGTAACGGTGTATGTGGATGGGTTCGGACGACCATTTCGTACGTATGCAGCTTGGAGCATGTGCTCTCGGGCTGTGCCGGTGACTTGCGTCGTGACATCAGAAAGCTGTGTTGCGGCATTATATAGGGCCACTCGTGCCAAGGTGAATTTGTTATCGTTGAAGAAGTCTGCACCGGAACCGGTTACCAAACTGTCCATCTTCGAGATACCCTGGAACTTCGTGTATGTTCTAACAAGTGGGTTGATTCCTGCACCTTCATTTGAACGAAGGACCGCATCAGTGATACCGAGTGTCGAATCGTTGCTTGATGAAACAGGCAGCGGATCAGTTTTGACGCCCCAGTATAGTCGACCGTCAACACGTTCTGTGCTGCCAGGATCGCCTAGGAATGTTGGGCTTATACCCTGGACTGCACCCTTCGTCACTTTCACTCGGAAAGGAAGAGGAGGTACGATAGAACCGGTGGTGGCCATAACTGATGTGCCTGATGTATGGTAAACACCAAGGCGACGCCTTGTTACATCACCAATTGTTTCTCCGTTGAGACCTGTAAGTGCCGTTGAGCTATCAGTCAGCGTATCAGTCGTCTTGATGACCGGAACTCCCCGGAAACCGAATGGCAACGAAGTTTTTGGAACCTTCTCCAACTCAACCTGCTCATTCATTACGATCCGAACACGCTGCGAAACGTTCGGGTATTTTCCTGTTACAACTAGGCGGCGCTCATCTGGTGATTCCTGGTCCCAATCAAATCGAACCTTTTTGTCGCCAATGAGGCGTGCAACGTATCGCTCAGAGTTCGGGCCAAGTGAGCAGTTCGGGTACCTTTCCAGAATTGCTGAATTGCCGTCGCTGTCCTCGAATGATCTGATTTGCACCTCGAACAAACCGTATGGTTGTTTTTCGTTTGTGCTTGCTCGCAGACCTGCAATCGAAACCTTGAATTTTTCGTTGGCGTAAACACCATCGTCAATTGTTTCAAAACTGAACAAGTCATACTCAGCATCACCATATGGCTGTGAGATGAAATTCGTTGTTCGTGGAGTCTGGTATCGTGTATCATATCGACCGAATAGCTGCATAAACCCGACCGGAGTTCCGGCGGATGTGCTTTTGTTCGCTGAACCTGAAACCAACGCGACAGTTGGTACAACACTTGAAATCACAGGAGCAAGTGCATGCTCGACTGCGAAATCGAGGTAAAGCAGATGCTCTTCCTCTTGGAACTTGAGTGGATCTGTGTTCAGGACCTTGCCGATGTAGTTCGCGTCGTGGGGATCGAGTGAGGCGGTCAGAATTTTGATTCCGTCATAGCCTTCATCATACGCCCAGTCTTTTCCAGACGAAGAGCTAAGAATCAGTTTGAAATATTTGTTTTGTGTCAATGGGCTGGATGGAATTGAACCGACGAGTGCCGAGTTGTACCCGGGCGCAGACTGATCAGCGTAGGTTCCTGTATTGTCTAGCGCCATCATTCTTGTGCCAGTGGCGAGCAAAACTGCGCCCCGGACGAGGTTCATAGACGATGCATTGTTGATGCTGCTATTGTCAGTAAACATCGGGTAGCCATTTGTTTCATCGTTTGCAACAGCATCATGCCGCGCGACGATGAACTGGACAAGCCCTTGACTGCCAGGCAAATCAGTATTCAACGAATCGCTGCCTGTAATTCTAAATCCTGCATTCTTGACAATTCCTGACCCGCGGGTGTTTGAAATATCGGTCGCAGTCTCATTTGCACCGGCACCGAGTAATCTCACATATGTAAGTGCTGTCCTATTGTCAAGCCACTGCTTAACAGCATATGGACCAAACCGCTTTGCGTTGAGTGTTCCAAATTTTGTTTCGAAATCAGCGAAAGATCCGACAGTAACCGGAACGAATGCCGGTCCTTTCTCAGATGTGCCGACAACACCGGCTGGCACACCCGTTGGCGCAACCTGCTGACCTGATAGGTCTATTTCCTGGTCGAAAAATCCAGGAGATCGAAATGTTTGCTCAGCCATGTTTTCTCCTTAGCTTCAAATGTTCAAGAAGCGTCCATTGTAAGTATCCTCGAGAATGCAAAAATCAAATATTTCATGCAACTAAAAAATCTCGCGATAAATAGTTTCGCCACTTCTATTTGTCCTCGTTTTGACAACATTGTACCGGCGGGTTGTTTTCCCGGTGAACGGATCAACAAATGACTCAACAGTACGCACGTTCACATCGTTCACGGCACCGCCGATCATCGCAGATTCATCTCTGTCATGTGACTTTGCATTCAGGTTTTTCGAATTATTGTACGTCACCGACTCTTGGCCGGCAACAGCCCCACCTGGCAATGGCGCAAACAATTGCCGCGAGTCATCCAGCACATAGTCACCGGGATCACCACTTGGTGAACCAACAACAACATCATCAACGATCTGTACGGATGTCATGTCCATTTCAAATGATATTTGAGGCTGCGACAGAATCGACCGAAGACGATTCGGGGCGCCGGGGTATGTTTCCCCTAGCAAAAAACCTGGCACTTTCATTGTGAACGACGTGCGAACAATCCGTTCGTCATCTGTGAAATCATCAAAATTGTTTGCTGGATCGAATGATGAATCCATGTAGGCGACGTATGAATATCCCTTTGCTGATTCAATTCTGAACGTCCTTTGCGCATAATTTTGTGCATTTGTCATGATTGCCATTACAATGTCATTCATCTGTATCACATATTGCGCCCAAATTGTAATATCATATGTTGCAGTGATAAAAGTAGGAGGTGGCATCTCAATCACTTCAAAAATATTGTTGTCTAGTTTCGGGGTGAGCAGGTTTCCAGATCTTACGTTGTCTGATAGCTCGTATTCGCCCCGGCGAGAAGCAACACGACCCGGGCTCGCGCCTTTTAGTGGAGCTTCTGTTCCATCGTTCATGAATGCTTCGCCGGTTGCCAAATCATCAGAGTTCTTGAGACCTGTCTTGTTTAGTAAACGCTGATACCTGGGATCTTTTTTCGATAGGCGTTTCTTAATGATATGCGGAACTGTGGTATTTGATGCCATACCCATTTCATTATCTTGCGTTACGTTTGTACGCATTATTGAAATGATGGGCAATATCAGGGCGCCAGCTTTGTCGCGGAGGGGCTTCTTTCTGGCTATTAATGCAAACCTCTCGCCAGATGCAAACACAATCGGTATTTTTTTCGGTTCTTTTTTATATGAATATGTTAGTGGAAGATCTTTATCGAACAAATTGAACAACGCACGATCGATGTCCTCAATCGTGCTGCTTGGGAGCTCTAGGTTGATGCCTGACGTATTGTCGCCGGCTGCAGGTGGATTACCACCTCTGTTGGCTTCGAGTTGTTCGCGTGTTGACATAGTTAACTTTCGTCGTAAAATGAAGATCCTGCGTCTGTTTCATCGCCCTTCGATGAAACCTCGGCTGGTCCTGAAATTGGCGCTGTTAGAACACCTTTTTGTTGCAGCGATCGAATATCATCTGTCGCCCCGAGTCTGTTCTCCTCGAAACCTCGTTGCTGGACAAATGTATCCTGCACTGCATCCGGATCGGTGTACTCTTCGAACGTTGGGCCGTGCGGTGTCTGTGACATCTGGCCTTTTCTTGCCTGACGACCCATCAATTTCACGCCCATGACATGTTCAATTTGCCCATAAATTGAGTTATCGTACTGGTGCTGTATTACCTCAAAGAACGTCACATCGTATGAAAAGTAATCGCCAATTTTCGTTTCAATCCCACGATCTAGTAAGTCCCTGTAATGCAGATATACCTCAATCGTATAAAACTCTTCGATTCCGTAGCGGTTGATTCTGTTCTCATCAGGTTTGTAGTCGACTCGCGCCTCGATCTCAATTGGCGGATCGAATACTTTGCTTGGAGATTCTTCATACACATCATGGATTTTCATGATGTCAGGTCTGACAGGATAATAATAAATCTTCTGCCCTACAACATCCTTGATAAGCTCTTTGTTCACATCGTTGATGTAATCTATTTCTCGCGGCGATAAAAATAACCTTGCCATGATGTTATCCTATGAAAATCGCGCGCCCATTTGGAGTTGGGATGCTTCGTAATATTTTTTGTAGACTCTCGACCGCAGCAGCTTCTACTTCGACAAGTTTCTCGTATGTAGTTGACTCTAGCATTTCTCGCAATGATGTCACCAATTTCTCTTTGTCTTCTCGGCCATGCGTCAGCAATTCCTGCCCATTGAGACTAAGATCGCCGCCTGGAATTGGGACAGATGCGAACTTTGTTCGAATCCAACCGAGTAGCTCCATCGCAAGTGCCATGGCATATTGTCTGACCCACTGACGGCCGATGGAGTTGATTTTCGAGAATTGAATGTTTCCAAACGGAATGTTTGACAGGTTTGAAACGCCGTAAATTGACGGATCATTAATGTCTGGATCCGTCGGATCAGGCTCAAACATTACCCTCATCCACAACTTCTGTGGATCGTATGACGATGGCACTGGAAATATTCGAATGTTTTGGCCAACAATTTTGTACGTGTAGTTTGACCGCCTAACCCTGTTCGACAAATCAAGCATTCCGCCACGCAAGATGTCCTCAAATACAGGTAGCACGTAAAAAACTGTTTCTGGTGTGAAAGACTCGAACGAGAACTCGTTTGCAAGATAATTCGTTGCAGATGACTGGTTGAAAAAACGATATGCAGCGTGAGGATTGAAATGAAACACTTCCATGATTTTCATTTTGCCTCCAGTTTTATTGAGGCTAGAATCGACGAGTGGGTCGCCGGCGGCATCGTTTAGCGTTTCATAGATGTTGTAGTCTTGTTGGCCTTTCACTAATGTGATTGAGCCTGAGGCTGCATTGTATGAGCCACCCAAACCCGCCTGCATCGCATACGGCTCTGCTTTCCTGAGAAAGAACTCTAGAGTCTCGCGTGAATATTTCTGCTCTTGGCCTTCTAGCGATCCTGTAGCGACGCCCAAGAAGTTTGCCAGTTGGCTCTTGGCTTGGTACTCATTTACAATTTTTCCGTATTCGAAGAGCGACTCTTCAAGGCACATCCAAATCATCTTTTTCGTTAACTCGACGCTAAGAACATCATCGCCGAGCTTTCGCTTGACAAACAGAACGAGACTGTCTGCTTCACTTTGAAATGCTAAGTCAGAATCAAAAATGCCATACGGTGTTGGGTTTAGTGTATTTAGAAAACTCGCCATAATTCGACCTCACCTATAAATATCAGTGAGGGGAGACGGCGAGCTAAAAAAGCTTCATTACTGCCATGGCTCCTGCCATTATAACTTGTATGACTGCGAAGGCAGTAACTGCTCTGACCATGAATATTTCGTGCTTATTTACTTTTTCGACGAGTGTCTTGAGTTGAGCTGGCGACGCGACTTCGTCGATCTTGTCTTTCCATGCCTTGAGTTCATCGATTTTCGATTCTCTGGCCGACAGTGTCGCAAAACTCAGTTTTAGCGCTTTCATTTCCTCAGACAGCCCGTCGATTCCAGTCGCTAAAGTTTCTAATTCCTTTAGCACAAGCTTAGAATATTCGTTCCAGTTACTTTGGTCTTTTTCTTCGGCCATGTTACACAACCTGTTGTGTTGTGATCTGTTCTATTCTGTCTATTTTCTCTGTTGCTGTTTCAGCAAGCACTAAAACGTCCATGATCCTATCGTATAGCTTCGCTTTTTGCAGATATTGATTTTCAAGTTCCGTGATCGTATCAATCATTTTGCGAAGGTGAGTGAACTGTCGTGCTGCTTTGAACTCACACCTGGGTTTGACTATTTTTTCTTGCATTGAATTGACTCTTGTGTTTTCTTTCAGCATTAACTATAAGTATTGAGGAATTCGTAAAATAGTCAAAACCGTATCCGGTGGTGGTATCTATTTTGAGCGAGTGAGATTATGCTTTTGTGCTAGCTCATTGCATAGTTTTTCTCGTTCGTGGTATGAAAAGTATTTCACGACAGTTCGGAGGTGCTCAGCATTCTCATCGACCATTTTTATAGCGATTGGGTGTGCTTCCGCATGTGAAAGAACGAAAAACTCGTTTGCCATAATATCTTCGCAGACCTCATGAATTTTCTTGTTGCGGACTTTCGGATCTGGTGCTGCTGGGGTTACGACCTTGGGAGTCACAACTTTAGGAGCGACAACAACAGGTTTTGGTGTTTCCGCTTTTACTACGACAGGCTTCGGAGCTGCTGGCTTCGGAGCAACTGCTTTGGGCGTTGTCTTTGTCGTTGTTGTTGATTTTGGTTTTGTATCTTTAGCCATGTGTTTCTTCTCCATTGAAGTTCAAAAATAAATATCTTGCTGAGAGCGAAACGTATATTTATATGCATGTCACGTAGCGATCAACAATTTGAAACATTCGTCCGGTCAGTCCTCAAAGAGATCCGGGATGAAAGAAAAGGAAGTCGTGTGCTCTATCGCATTGATAAACGACCTGTCCAGGTTAGGCCTGAGCGTCGAGGTGAGGGATGGAGCAGAGACTGGTTAGCAGGTCGGGAAGACGGCGGAATCTTTATGTCGACCAATCCGCGAGGTATTCGAGCCAACCATCACATTGTTGGTCACGTTTATGCTTATCGCGTTCCTGAGTGGGCTATCGCTAAGAGCGGTGGCTTACATCGTTTCGACTGGGGAACTGAGGTTCTTATCAAAAATGACATCTGGGAAAAAATCAAACACACCGGGGAACTCAAATTTTTGGGTAAATCAATGTCAGACGATAAACTTGACATGGATGCTTGGTATGGTGATGGTTCAGCATGGGAAAGAAGGGAAGCTGATGATTTCAGAAGAAGACAGAACAAAGATCCTGCCGTAAAATTTGAGGTAGAGTTACGGCGCATGTTGGGTTCTGCAAAGGCTGCACACCAAGATCCGGAGCATAGCCTGCTAGGCGTCCAGATGTTATCGTTGCGTGACAGGAGGCATCGCTTTTCGATTGTCAATCAGGCGATCAAAACGGATCACCGATTCATTATACCAACAGAGTTGCCGGCATGGAAAACATTACGGGACATACTTCGAGATTCAATCGCTGAAGATTCTTAGATGATCCTGTCCATTCCTTTAATTCTAATCTCCGCAGTGGCTTCAAGATCGCATTTATCGCAACCCGTCATAAACACAACAACCTTGTTTCCCACTTCATCGCTGGCATAAACAGGAATCCCGTCTAAAGTCCCGATCACTGGCCATTCTGTTTTCGCCGTGCAGCAACTGCAATGATGGTATATTCCGCGAAACCAATGCGTTGCCTCAAGGACATTTTGAATATCACGTGAAACAATGATTCCCGATGTCATCCCTGTTATACCGTTGTCTGTTATTTTCCGCCATGCGTCGTGGACAGCCTCGGCCAAAATCGAATACCACTCTGTCACAGTTCCATAAAACAATGGGCGTGCCTCCTCGTCGGCGCAATCCTCACCTGTCTCTTTTAAGACATACCTTCCCGGCATTCGATGCCAATATGTCACGTAGTCAGGCGGTCGGCTTCCATCAAGAATTTTGCGCATAACTGCTGGGTCTGGTGTCGGATATGGTTTTATCATTTATTTTACCTCTGTATGAAAATATTATACTATGATTCAAGAGGAAATAAAATTATGAAACACAAAACAAAACATAAGATAATCACGCCGGCGGATCTTCCTGATTACGAAGAAATGGGTGAACTGTACACTGATATGAATGACTTCCTGGGCAAAACACCGATGCTGGGGACACATATCATGCAATCTGAGTTGCCGTCCTGTCTTGTTTTTTATGTTGCTGGTGATTCCGTGCAAAGTGTTGCCGTAAGCGTTTCATCGCACAAAGACGAAATGCTATCGCTTGAAGAGCTTGTTGAAAGACAGAACGATGATGATTTTTACGTTGTGTATAAAAACAGGGTTCCTAGCGCAACGTTCAGCCCGCGTGGTGCCCCGATCGTGGATCCAAGTAAATGTTATCGATTCAAGAAAGTCCCTGTCTACAGAGACTTTAGCATTTAGCCAATTGGCACCAACGCTCTGTCAATAGATTCCCATCACGCTCAGCAGATTCTTTCTGTGGGCTTAATGGGCTTTTGATATTGATTTCAGCGTTCTGCAGCTTGTCATAAATCGCTGCCTTTCCAGCTTTACCGCCAATTGATTTGTCGTCAAGTTGGGGCATATCCTCTCGGGCGGGCGCTTTCGTGTTGCTTGGCACAGTTGCCAGGTTTGCCGAAATCTTCTTGATGATTTTCACGATCACTTCTTTAGGATCAGCACCTGGTTTGAAGCCTGCCCATTTTGCAATGGTCTTATCTTTTGATGAGTTCGAAACCATTTCATCGTTTAGCATTGGGCCGGGGGCTCGACGGTCTACCTGGCGTCCCACATTTGCTGCCATCATCTTTTCAATTTCGCTCGATGACTTGCCCAGAATGTTGTTTGCGATCTTTCCTGATGCTGTTGGCATATCCTGGTTTGGATCTTTGTGTGCTGCGATGGCAAGTTGAGCTGCGGCGAGTTTCTGGGTTGTGTCTCCAGGAAGCTCTAAATCTTCGGCGCTGATTACACCATCCGGTCCACTGATTGCCCATACACCTGACCATCTATGGTGCCCATCGATCACATCATCGCCTGATACGGTAATTGAGCCGGGAGCGTCTGTTGTGTTTGAGGAGATTGCTTTTGCAAGAGCCTTTGCACTTCCCAATGGAAACGCCGCCGACTTCATCATGTCAATTTCTTTCTGTGTAGGTTTGAAATCCCGAATTTGTCTCATTGCTGGTTTTGACACTTTCGTCGTGTCGTCCGCTTTGACATTGTCGTGAGTGCCATGAAGGGCAGCCTTCAACTCATCCGGGTCAGGATGGTTGTCTACGAACGATCGTACTGCACCGGGTCCACCCTTGGCAGCCTTGGCAATATCGTCAGTCACATCCTCAAAAAGGACATCAACAAGTTTTGGATAACGATATGCCATTAGTAATGCGAGTACCGTTTTGTTTCAATTGCCCTTAGCTCCCTGGCAAGGGTAAGATAACCTAGCGTATCTGCTGGCCCCGCGACTACTTCTAGCAAGGCAAGTTCAGCGAATTCGCCACCCTCATCATCACCCAACTCATCAGCCGCATCGGCCATTACAATTTCAAGAAAATTCTCAACCTGATATTCAAGTGCAGATCGTGTTTCAATGGGGGTGTGCATGGCTAGCGCTCGTTTGCCGACGCGTCCTTCGCTCATTTTTGATTTTTCTTTACGGATTGCTTTCCGTAATTGGTTTTCTGTTATTTTCATGATACCTGTGTCCTTTCCTGTACGCCCTAAACACGCCATTGGTAGGTTACCTAAGCGTAATGTAAAGAAGCTGCCTAGTATGCATCGTGTGATTGCTCGTATCCATCATCCCGAACTTGCTGCAGGGCGTATCTGAATTCTTCTTCTATGTCGGAATATGACAGACCGGTCGACAGTCCGCCCGTAATCAATGTTTTTAGATCTTCCGCAAAGAAGTTGCTTGTTTGAAAACGACCATCTGGACTTTTCATTTCTGCCAGTTTTGATTTTTCGTGGCGGATAACATTACGTAGCTGGTTTTCTGTAATCTTCATTCTGATGCTCCGTTACGATCATAAATATCATGTCGGGTCGCTTTATGAATATATTTTATCACACCAGCACGAAACTTACACGGGCCCAACTTTCTTTGCAGGAACAGTTTTTCCGCGCCACATGGTGCCGTAGGTTTTGTTGCGCCTGTTCGGTGGGATACGGTCGCCATAAGAGTTGCTTGCAGCCAGGAATGGGGTGTGAATATGCCTCACCACCGGCCCATCATAATTCTTGTATTGTGCCATCGATGCTTTATCAACAAGCACGATGTTGTTGAACTCTTCGATGAATTGGCCAACCATGATGTCAAACCAAACAGTAAGCCCGTCCATGCGACTGAATTCTTCAGATTGAACTCGGTGCTCATAATCAGTCAGAGAGAATTTTGTCCTCAACCTTGATGTTTCTGCGCAGCCCACACCTTCTTCATATGGGGTCTCCATTGCTTTCCATTCAAAATCGACGCCGTCAAAAACTCGCCTGATAAGCGGAAACACATTTTGTTGGGCCAGGTTGAACGCTTCCTGATTCCACGTTCTTGGACACGAACGATGTCGGGAATGCATATCTTCAATTTCGCGCAGAATTAGTTTCGATTGATTCTCAAAAAGGATTGCGTAATTGAGAGCTTTTTCCTGAGACAGGTTGTCCAGGATTTGGGTGTGACTCCACTTACTGATGAGATGCTGGTGATGCTGACTTAACACGGCGGGTGTCACAGTAACATCGTCATTGTTAGATTCATTTAGCATGTTAGCTGACATTTTATTCCTGGGTCGACATCGTATTTCCCGATCGGGGTTTTGAGCTGCGTATGAAGATCTGCAAGCGTCTTGTTTGCAAGTGCTTCACCATATGCCGACGCGACCTCTCCTATCGGTAATGTGCCTGCTTTCGTTAGCTTTAGTCCGGGTGGTCCACCGACAGATGAGCAAACCACGCGCTCATCTTTGAATGGGTATGGCATTGGGTCGATTACTTTTCTTGCTGGTTGCCATGGTGGGTAATCGACTTTGGGCTCCCCTTTGAGCTCCTCCATTGTCGGTGTTACCTTTGTCAAGACCAACGCTAGGTGTGCCTTTATCATTCGTACCTGTTCTGGTTTTACGTCGTCCGTATCAGAGATTTCAAAGAATCCCTGGAGCCAGTATGCAAAATCTCTTGCTGTCATTTCGTTCTCCTGTTATAGTCTTGGTTCGATTTGTTCTGCTGCCAATAACTCTACGGCTGTGTCGGCAAACTCAGCGAACCAAAGAACCTGATCCCAGCATTTTCGATGTACATCAGCCCGAAAGAATGCGATTGGTTTCAAAATGCTGGGTGAATGCTCAGCAATGATGATATTTGGTGTAATGTCAATATACGCCGCGAACTTTGTTGCATTGGTTAGGGGCTGGTACGATGCTACTTTGCGTACGATGTGAAAAGGAGCCAGGGCGAATTTTGTTAGGCGGTTCATTCGTCGTCCTCGTCAATGTACTCTATTTTGTTCATCCCGAGACGTTCCATCATGCTGTCTATAAGTTCGTCGGCACCCTCTTCGATTGGAATCGCTGGGATGTGAAATTCTTGATATAAAAGGCTGTGAAATTCTTGATGCGTTTTGCATTCGGTGTATGGTTTTAAGTCTTTTCTTTCTATAACAACGCCGGGTGCATTGAGCCTACAATATTTTGTGGCTTCGTACGCTTCATCGCTTGTCGCATAACCCGCACCTAAAATATGACCAAACTCCCAAACGGCTGCGCGCAAATCCCACTCTGGATTCATTTCCCAGCGAGGCATGTCTCGTGAAACAACGAAAAAATTGCCTGTGGATGCGGCCGCATCTTGGTACGATATTTCGCTAGCATATACTTCTGCGCGTGTCTTGGACATATCGCATTGAGAAGGCCAGGAATGACCCACCGGCCAGTGATTATTGCCTCCGAAAGCTTTTGCGTATTGTGTGTTCCATTCTTTGACGCACTCGTCGGCACCACCACCGTGGTCCAAAGCGCCTTGGATAAACCCTTCCAAATTCATATTGCGGATTTCTTCAGCGATTGCTTTGACATTGCTAATCACCGGGCGTAACTTCGTCGAGAACGCAATATCCGTACCTACAACGCGAAGCGTCAACAAAAACATGGGCTTACTCATCACAACCTCCGTTTAGAGATTATATGATGAATGAGCTGGATGTATTATGTTACGAAATCTAAGTGGGTGTATTTCCTGGGTGCACGCTTATTTAGCATCCCCTTACCTGCGTTTGCTGCCATGAACTGAACGAATTCTTCTTTCGTTCCCGGGCTGTCATTGTGGCTAAAATCGATGTTCATTAAGCTTTCATCAGCGTAATCTTCTGATGGGAAACGGGCCGGCGGGGAAACCCTTACATATGACTTGTATGGTTTGTAGCCCATCGTCTTCAAATCTTCCGGTGTCAGCGTTTCCATCCAGAGTTCACCAGACATAAACCTGAGCCAGGCCTCCGTTTTGTTTCCACCTAAGGATTCCCGAATGAGATGCCTGAGTTTGGATTCTGTGATTTTCATTCGTAATCCTGGTACACCGTGTTTTGGCTTTGTTGGCCGTCTCTTCGTCTGCCGGCCACAGATCGACGAACTGCTTGAATACATTTATCAACAATCGTCGCGGCCTGATAGTGTCCTGCTTCTTCTAGTTTCCATATTGCACTGCCGAGACTTTGTATCGCCTCACTAACTAGTCGAGCTTTTTCGTTTGAGGAGGTTTCTTTTACCAGCTTCCTGAGTTGAGATTCTGTGATTTTCATTGATGCCTACCTTTGTATTTTCTTGTCGCTACAACCGGTTCTGCAAATGTAAGGACTGTCTCATACGTCGTTCTATTCCCAGAAAAGCGAGCCAATGACCAAGAATTGCCGGAGGAATCCGTCCATGTATGTTTCGATTTAGTCCAGTTTCCGGCGGGATGATGGTCATCCGAAGCACCTGAGTGTTTGAAACCTAACGCCTCCATCGCTTCCACCAGTTGCCAGTCAAAGAAATTCCGCAGTGTCTTCGACCATGAAACACGGGTCGCCATTCCAGGAACAGTGTCATCAACATCAGTCGATCGTCCGTTTCCTCCAGGGATTCCCGCTTTGATCGCAGCGAGCTGTTTTTCCGTTACTTCCAAACGCGTACGACTATTAAAACTGTCAGAAACAGTGATGTACCTCTTTCGCGATGATTGCTCAGATAGCAGCTTCTTCACGACAATTTTTAGTTGTGATTCGGTGATTTTCATTGTGACCTTCCTATCAGGGTCAGGGCAATCGCCCGAATGACAGGCAGCTTCCCAACTTGTTCACCGTGTGTCGCGAGCTCTTTCGCAATTGCTTGACAAAACTCTTTCTTTCCCAACAGGCTTTCGATGGCTTTTTGTTCGTCTGGGCCTAACTGATTGAATAGCTGTTCTGCCCGATCGGTTTTGCCTTCAGCTTGCTCTCGGATTAGTTTCCTGAGCTGTGTTTCTGTGATTTTCATTGGTTCTCCACCGCGGTGTCGATCGCACTACGAACAGCATCGGCTCCGATTTCATGACCGATGGAAGCCAGAATAACCTCGGCGCGCTTTAGGAACTCCAGTGCCCTGTCCATCTCATGATCCCAAGTGAAATCTGATGTTTCATTTTGGCCCCAGTCTGAGACGTGCGATTCTTTTATCAGTTTTCTGAGTTCTGATTCTGTGATTTTCATTTGTGCCTCGTATATGTATCACTAAATATCTAATTGCACCCGAAATTACATAAATATTATACCACACATACACGAATATTACATGCCAAAGACGAAGGGCTCCCAGATTTCTCCAGGAGCCCTTCAAACGTTTAGCTAACCGAAGCTAGCCAGTCACACAGACATTGGGTCATCAAGATCGAGACCCTCAGCATTGTAGTCCATCCAGTACAAATCAGAATCGTCGGCCTCAGACTGAATGTAGTTCATTATCTCATCCTTGCTATGACCTGTTTCATGTTCCGCTTCGGCCCATGGGATTATGCCTGGTGATGGCGCGAGATTGTGGAGCGTTATCCAGAGATCACGACGCGAATGTTTTTGCTCTCTGATGAGTTTCCTGAGATTTGATTTTGTGATTTTCATTGATGTCCCCTATTGTATTTCTAATTATCTGCTTAGAATCGAATCACACAAAATTCCTTATCGTTCTGAAAGCTCCAATCGATTGCCGCTTGATATTTCAATGGGTCGTTGTCATTTTCCTGACCTTTGACTTCGTAAAGCATTGAACCTGAGAGTGATAGGAAGTCTGGGACATAGGTTCGCTCGACGCCGTTTGGGTCTTTGTATGGGATGCGGATGTCGTGTTTCTTGGTGACTGGCTCGCCCCGAGATACACATTCGTCCAGGAAACGGGACTCCCACCCGGAGTGCATGTATTCTTCTTGCTGTGTGAACGGGTTGAACTTCCACTCGGTCTTGAATGGCGCCTGCGGCCCGATGACGCCGTCCTCTAGCAACTGGATGGCACGTTCGCTGTATACTTTTTTCATTTCTGGATTGTTTTGCCACCAACGTTTTGATGCAACTGATTTCTTCTTCTTTACATCCTGCCTTGCGGCGGTTTTATGGCCGGCAAGTCTTTGCTTCTCACGGTACTCGTCAGTTCTTAGCACCTCAACCCTTTTATCATAATCCTCGTCCCACCTTTTTTGAGCCGCCTTACTGTAACGCTCTTTTTGCTCAGATGTTCTTACCTTTCCAAAGTTTGGACTGTCGGCTCCTCGTTTTCCATACATTCCATTATTTTTGCCTTTGTTACTGTGTCCACGAAGATATTCAGGAAACCCGCCCTTCGCCCATTTGAGTTTCGTATTGCAGCCGCACTTGCATACCGGCCAGATGTTGTTATGTTCTGTACGAACTTGATATGCCGGCCATTCAATTTTATGCTCTTTTCTTACGTGACGAGCAAGAACATTGTTTGAATTTGCAACAAGCTCGTCGCAAATCTTACACTTTATTGTGAACTCGACGACAGGTTTTGCATAAATCTCTTTTGCGATATCCTTATGCCAATAACCAACATGAGCACCGACGGATCTCGGCGTATTTCTCAACATCTTGTCGCAGTACTTGCACTTTACTTTTTCTATTTGTTTTTCCATCATACAATAAATATATAGGAAATGAATGAATTGTATAGGAAAAAGATGGTTAAAAAGGAAAAGGCGCCCTTTGTGGGGGCGCCTTTCCAATCATCTAGTGGTAACTAGATGGTCAACCTAGATAACGTTCATGTCAAGACATGTCACAGTTCCGTAGAAATCGTTACGGACCATTTTCTTACCGTACCGAGTCATCACGCCCTTTCGAGGAGTGAAGTCTTCCGGTGCGAAGATGGTAGGAGTCACGATCAGCGGGACGTAAGGAGCGTAGACGTATCCTGTCTCCAGGTAGCTTCCGCCCTTGTATCCAACCAGAATCTGGTTGCGTGGGAAGTAAGGGTCCTTGTAAACCGAGAATCGATTCGACAGGGTACCAACCTTCTCAGCACCGATAACCATCGGGCCAACCTGTCCGTCAGCGTCAAGCGAGAAGCTTGGCTTGTACAGGATTGAAGACTCGAAGATTGTTGCAACATCCGGGCCGACAACGATGAAGTTAGCCGAACCACGTAGCGTCTTACGATGAATCTCGTTAGCAACGTCGATGATGGTCTCGATAAGAGTCTCGTACCACTCTCGAACTGTACCGGTGAATGCCGGGCCAGGTGTCAACGAGTTTGTACGGTTGACTTCGATACCAGTCTGCTTGTTGAGGAACTTACCTGGGCTACGTGACCAGTAGAAGCGCGCAGCTCCAGCCTGTGTCAGCAAGTCATTCAAGATCTCTCGGTCAAGCTCCATTGCGATCTGCTCGGACAGGATGTGTGTCAGCTCAACCTCAGCGTCAAGGCTGTGGTAAGCGTTCAGGTCCTGTGCCATTTCTGGCGACCAGCGGGCACGCAACTTACGAGTCTCAGCCACAACAGCGATTGACTCGATCTTGATGTCGATTTCTGGGATTGCAGGTGATGGGTCGACCGCGAAGTCAGACTCGAACGAAGGAATGACCAACGTATCACCAGTGTTTGCAGCCGAATCGAGTGCAGCAGCCAATGGCTTAGCAAGCACGGTTGCAGGAGCAGCGAGGCCGCCCTGGTTAGCACCAGACACAATCATCAAGAGCGCTGCGTTAGCATCGCCTGCCTTGACCAAGCCGTTAGGCGTGAAGTTTGTGCCGTCCCAGGTTCCCATCTGGTTCAATCGACGGATGTTAGCTGTGCTACCACCCTGGATTGCGTTACCATTGGTGTCGTTTCCAACAACCTTGTATGGGGCCACTGGAGCCAACGAGAAGTCCTTAGACAACGTAAGGTCAGCATCACCGAAGAGCGTACCACCTGAAGCCAACGAAACCACGAGTGCGTGATATACAGCAGAACCTGTAAGAGCACCCGGTCCGCCACCAACTGGTGCCGCGTTGTTCTCGATTGCGTTTGTGATTTGCGGGTCGTACTGAAGCAACTTGCCGTCAGAACCTGTTGCAGCCAATGTTTTAGCATTGCTGAACACTGTTCCGGAACCGAAAGCACCTGATGCCGACAATGAAACTGCAGCAGTCACACCGTAAACTCGAGAGTAACCCGAGCCAGCAAGGTCGTACTGACCACCAACGCCCTGCGAACCAGACTGAACGCCTTTACCCGCTGGGCTGTTGTAAATTGACGAACCTGAAGAATAAGGTGTCGCCGCGCCGACCGAACCTGCCATGTTTCCACCGTAGGTGTAGTCCATGTAGAAGAGCAGTCCGGAAGGAAGGCTCATTGGCTGGATCGAAACAAGGTCGTTCGCAATCAATCCACCGAAGACTCGGCGAACCAATGGGAATGCGATGTTTGTGAAACCACGAAGGTCACCAGACGAGGTTCCGTTAGCGCCACCGGTCGAAATCGATGATGCTTCCTTGATAACCTGGCCAGCCTGACTTTCGAGCAAGCGCGCCATGTTCTCTCGTTTCGTGCCGTCAAGGCCGCGAAGAAGACCAGTACGGTTCCACTTCTCGATGAGTAGTTTGTTTTGCGAGCCGACGTGACGTTTTTGAATCCCCTCGGTTAGCATTTCTAGATTAAATGTAGACATTATATGTTCTCCTTTGAACTTAAGTATTGTTGTCTATGACTTTCGGCAAAATTATTTGCCGGGAAGACCTGCTAGGACTGCCCATCGACCTGCATCAACGCCACTTTTGGCAGGTTGTCCTGACCGGGTTGATCTGGAAGACGACCCGAGAGTCCTTTTTCCTTCACTCAGCATGTTGCCACCTTGGCCCCTACGAGTGAGTGACTCGGAGAGTGATTTGTAAAGCAGTTTTGCCTCACGGAGCGTCTTGGCATTATCGATCGCCTCAACAATTGCTCGCTGTTGTTTTACGGTTAGACCCTTGTTCTGGAGCAACTTGTTAGCAAACAAGAGCTTCGCGTTGAACATGTTCATTTCAACCAGTTGTTTCTTCAACTTGGTTGCCGCTGTTTTGTATGTCTTTGCTTCTTTCATAGCACGTGAGTGGCCTCGCGATGGGCGAGCTGGACGTCGCCCTCGACCTTCAGCAACTCGACGACGACCAGCTCGTCGTCGACGACTTTCAGCAACACTACCAAGCTCATCCGCTAGGACGTTGATCAGTGTGTCTTCATCGATTTCAATCACGTCACCGAGAATCTTGCCATCACCAAACTGGTCGGCCTCATCTTCAGCGGCTTCGCGAACCATTCGGCGTAGTTTTGAACGACCACGTGACTCTCGGATCTTGCGACCATTACCATTTCTCATGCGTGAAAGCTCCTTACGAAGAACCGACTCATCGATTTCGTATACTTCATCCAAGTCGTCAGACTCTTTCAGTCCGCTCCATGCAGACTCCTCAAGGTCAACGTCCAATTCTTCGACATCGTCGAACCCTTCTTCGCCACCTTCCTCATAGTCCATTTCGTCACCACCTTCGCCAGCAATCTCAAGGTCAAGACCAAGAGCAGAGCCTAGACTCTGTAGCGCAGCAGTTGCAGCGTCGACGTCAACATCGCCTGTTGGGACGCCTTCTTCTTCGACATCCAAATCAAGCTCTTCGCCCGAATCCTCGAGCCCACCATCAAGAACCTCAACGTCCTCTCCAGTTTCTTCCTGCTCGTTCACGGCGTCGTCCGCATCTTTCTTCTTCGATTCAGCGGCATCGCCCTCGAAAAGAAAGTCGAAAATGTTCTTTTTGTATTTACTTGACATTTCTCTCATCTCCTTAATGGTAGAATTCAGCTTTGCATGAAGGCGCCGATGACCCGTTCCACTCAATTTTACTTCATTCTGCAAGGACACAGCGTCCTTAACACATGACATAAAACCCAGTTCTAATCGTTTTCTTTTAACGGTTGATAGTTTGCTCTCTCGGAGCACGCTCACCACATCGCCGAGTTTCTTAACTCGCTTCGATAGGGCGTCGATTTTTTCTTCAAGACGGCGTGGGGCGACGAAGTCCTTATTAATAAGGGAAGCAAGAACGTTTGCGCCGGCTTCACCTAGCATCATTTCGTCGTGTGACTCTGATACGTTAATGTTTACGTCGCCTGCGGCGTGAACTGAAACAGAACCTGCCTGCGTGACTGCCTCTTGCGACGCAGCATCTTCGAAATCAACTCCGACATCTGGCATTCCGTCGAGCATGGATTCTAGATCGTAATCGTCTTCCATTCCGCCCATCGCGCCGTCGCCGTCTTCATCAGAATCATCATCATCAACTTCGTCTTGTTCGAACAAGATTCTGTTGTTGATCATTTCCCTGATTTGCGGAGTTATCGTTTCCATAATTCGAGCCTGTGCAGCCTGTTCGGCTGCGTCTCGAATCTTTCGCGCGTCTAGCAATGCTTCGTCATATACTGTTGACATCCATAACCTCTTGCAACTAAGTATTCGGTAACTTTGGAAAACTAACTTTCGTCTTCATTTTTTACCAAATCTTGCACTGAATAAATATGCTCTTCATTTTCAAAATCATCAGAATTTTCTTCTGCTGCAGGAAATGATTCCGGTGGAGCTGATGCCCAACCCCTCAATGACCCTGTCCGTTTGTAATTAGAACCAGCCACACCGCCACTAGCACTCACGCCAGCATCATAGTTTGCCATCTCAATGATAACCTGTTCACAATCCCAGAAGCAGCCACACAAGCTATCTGTGCCTTCAGAAAAATAGTATGGATTCGGGCGGGAGCTGATGTGAAAACTGTCTGATGGGATAAACCCGGCACCCTTATTTGTAACAGCGTCGACGTCTAATTCGTCTGCGTCAGGTGCGTCTTTGTAAGGATCATCTTCAACGTATGGAAATGATGAGCCAGATTCTTTCTCGTCATGAAATTGGGGTTCAAGCATGCCGAAGCCCAAGCCGGTTCTGGCGTCGGGTTTCGACATTGCTTCGTGGAGTTTGTCAATAATCATTTTTATCAACTATTCCGATTGTCTATAGACGATCTTTTATCTGCTTAGCGGTGTTGGTTGGGTTTCGTGCAGGCTCAGCTTTCGTTCCATCAGATGGTAGCGAAACGCTAGCACCGGAGAATGGTGCACTTGGTGTCTGCTTGTTAACGAATCCTTCTGGGGCTGCGGCCATTGTAGATGGGTTGACACTTCCTTCACCAGGAGAAACAGGGTTGGGAACGAAAGGTGTTGCCGGAAGACCAGCGGCACCCGTCTTTACGCCATTCATGTCAGGAAGGTTTGTTGTCTTATCATTATAGTCAAGATGGAATTGTCCGAGACCGTAAGCCTCATCGTTGACATTTCCTTTCACGACGTTGTTGATGAACCACTTTCGGTATGCCGCAGCATCCGAAGTATCAATATCATCCTTCTCGCCGCCGACCTTGATTTTCGTTGGGGAGTAACCTGGAAGTGGAGAGCCCTTAAAAATAGATGTTAGAGCTGTAGCGTTTGCTTTGCCCATTGCACCTTCCGTGTTTAGGTTTCCACGATATCCCAACTTCTTGTCGGGCTCGATAGTAACCTGCTCTGATTTTTTAATGACTTCAATCGCCATGATATTCCCCTTCTAGCTTAACCAAGTTCTTAGATTCGGCGACCAATTCGACGACGCAACTTTGATTTCTGCTCGCGCAATCGCTTGAGACCGCGAACCATCTTTGCTTCCTTGATCTTCAGTGCCTTGATAAAGTCAAGATCCTGCTCAAGCGTACCGGCCAGTGCGTCAGCATCAACTTCGTCAGCATTGACATCTTCTGCTTCCTTCTTGCCCTGCTCGATCGTTTCTAGTTTTAGTTTCCTAGCCTCTTGAATGATAATCTTCTTCAGGAAGCCAGGTGTAATTCGTCGTACTCTCTTTGCCATAAAATTCTCCTTCGCCTTGTGGGCTCTTGTCTAAATATGCTTATGGAAGTTTTTTAGTCGTCGAACGCTCTAAAACTTCGCTCCAATTCGCCGCGGCATCACCAAACAACGCATTGATGTCAAGACCGGCGGCAGCCTGGTGTTGAACAGGAGGTTGAGGCCGCCTTGTATACGCTGCCTCCGGCATGTTTTCCTGGACCATGCCATATGCATCTCGAGGGCCCGGCAAAGATGGTGCTGACATCCGAGGGACCGACGGCACATTTGTTTCGTGTTTCATTCGTTCGCGGTACGTTGTATTCGCCGTCTCATTCAAAATACTTTGAAGCATCACATCATCGGTTGCCATCGTTGCCAAGTTTGATGTGGTATCATTTCCACCAAAACGTTGCTGGAAAGACTCGTCCATTTGATCAAAAATGGATGTTCTTTTCTGCTGACGTTTTGGTTGACGCCGCTGTTGGCGTTGTGGGCGTCGCAATTCTTGCACAGGTTCTCGGCGACGTGAGCCCTCAGTTAGACTTTGCTGCGGAACGCCGAGCCCCTCACTTAGAAGTTCAACGAGGCATTCCTTGATGAGACCCTTCAACGACGCCTTTGTCATTTTTGCCATTATCCTACTCCTACGACACCGTTTGAACCTGACATTGTAAAGAAGTTCTTGCGGGGTATTGTTGTTAAACCGGCGACAATTGACACAATGTTTGGGTCTGTTCCGGCGTCTTTTCTTACGAAGACTTCATCGCACTTTAATTCAAGACGTGGTGTGTTACTCATCGCCAAGACCAAAAAATAGTTTGATTCAGTTGGGTTTGCATTGACACCGTTTTCAGTAAACCCAACACGAACGGGTGTTGAACCCGAATTGAAAATCGTGACGTGCCTTGCCACGTATGGAAACGTGAACTTTTGTGGAGCTGTGTCCACCATAGATGCTGATGAGCTGACAAACGGTACTCCGGCTGCCTGATATTCGCTGACCATTCCGTGGCCAGGCGGTGCATATTGTTGACTCATTTACCACTCCAAAATGTCATTGAAGACTCTATCGATTCGGTCTGATTTCGTAAAGTGACGGTTTAGATCCGCCCTTGTAAAGTCGCGGCCTTCTTTCATCATAAATGCGCCCGGTGTTGAGGGCTCACTAACGAAGTCCCAACAAATTAGTTGGAAGTCGTCCTGGACAACATCATAATCACCCTCTCTACTTGTTGATCCAACGCCGCGTGAAGAGATGCCTAATGTTACACCCGATTCTACAAGACTTTGCAGGATCTTTCCGCTTGGCGTGTCTAGCAATTCGACTAGACCGAAACATGTTTTGCCGTCCATCCACGCCTTACGAATGATATGCGACGAATTTTTTAGCTCTACAACAGATGAATCAGGATGATCGCATTCGCCGAGGGCACGGTTCTCTTTAATAAACTTCTGATAGTTTCTCACCTCACGGGAAAGAATTGACTCTGGGTACACGCGGCCGTTTTGGTTCAAGGTGTCTGCTTTTTGCAGAATACCCTTCATCACAATCTTACCGCCGTGCTGTTCACGGCTTTCCTTGATTTGATCTGCTGTATAATCGAACTTCAGCCATTCTGTTAACAGGTTTCTACTTTTGCTCATTTTTAATCTCCATTTCCTCGAGTAGGTGAACCAAGTGTAGTGTTTTCGCCACCGTATCATCAGATTTTGCCTCTGACAGCCTTTCGATTCTAGTTTTTACGTTATCGATTTTTTCGAGTAGGACGTTATTGTCACACGTTTTTTTGAACTCATTGACAGTTATGAGAGCTTTCTTCTTAATCTCGCAAATGATTGTACTGAAATTGTTTTCGTCGCCAAGGATCGCTGATTCCAAAACGGCCTGCTGTTGTGTGCTCAGGTGCTCTTTATATTTTTCTTCGAATTTCTGGAACATCAGCTTACGAACAAGCGGGTCTGCTTCGAATGTTTCTTTCAAAACAGCAGTCGACGTGCGTGCCAGGTGCTCAACAATTTGTTCTTCGTATTTTGCCTTATTCGTCAATGAAAGAGAATCCATGCCTCGCCACTCATTGAGCATCGTCTGGACTGTTGCATACAATCTATAACTTTCGATCTTAATGTCGTAAAATCGTGCTGATTGTGAAAGGCCGTGGTTTATGTCCTTGATCAGATTTGATTTCTCTTTCCGAAGTTTTTGCGAGCTGTGAGTTATTGCTGATTTCTTGCTCTCGAGCAAAATACGTTCAGCCAAGCTCCGAGAGCCGACAGGGAGGTTCACCAACGCATTGAAGAGCCTAAACTCTCGGAAGAGCTCAGAGTCTTGCTTAAAATGCTTCGTAATAATCGCAATTGCTTTCTCTGCTGATTTCTTGTCGCGCGCTATTAGCGAGCTGGCAACGTATCTAATCAGCTGCTCGTGTATTAGACCGACATTGCGTTTTTTGTTGTGCTTTGTCATTATGATCAATCCCCTGTGTTCAAATTCTCATTCAACAGATCTTCAGATAAAAGTTCCGTCCTATTACTACTTATCGAGTTTCCCATTGACGTGAACATTCTTTCTAAACTTCGTGTCATTTTTGGTGCCATAATTGAATTTCTTCCTTCGGACTCGCCTAGGTTGAACAACGACTCTGCATCGAATGGTTTATTTAGCGAATCCTGTGAACGCCCTGCTTTACCTACACTCACCATCTTTCCAAAATCGGGCATGTGTGTCTGCTCAGCACCACCTTTGACTTTTCTGTTTGGCTTGATCGGTCCACCAAAAGCATTTTTGATTTTCTTTGCGGCCTTTTCAGGGGCGTCGATGTCATCAATTGATAAATTCAGTCGGTCATCGTCTTCATCACTTTCAAGCTCAAACTCGTTTCCCGTCCCGGGAAGTGCAGTTAATAATGAACCGCCTGGCTTATCACCAGCGAATAGGTCGTCAGCGCTGTCTGCCGGACCGTCATCCATCATCTCATCACCGCCGGCGGCGGGTGCATCATCGGCTGGTTCGCCAGCTGCTTCGACCTCCATATCCTCAAGTTTATCTGCAATCCGGCCCGCTTTGATTTCTGCAATTTGTGTTGGTGTCAAGCCGAACACATCACGCCTGACGTAATTCCTATCAACAACACTTTCTGGAGCGCTATTGGCGATATCAAATCGAGTTCGAATCAGCTCTAACTTCTGTTGTTGAGCAACCGAGCTTGGGTTTGTCAATTTCAAATCGAAGTCGGCCAAATCTTCCTCGGCAAACCCGTGACAGTAAAGGTGAATCATTGCCAGGGTATTGAATTCGGCAATGATAGTCTTCTGGATTTTTGCAATTGTACGACTAAACCTGATGTCTTCCATTGCCAGTGTCGCTTTGGAGCCCACATCCTCATCATATCCAAGATATGCTCTCGGGATTTTCAGTGCGGAAAACAGTTTCTTCTGGATGTATTCAACATCCTCAATTGCTGCTGCGTTGGAACCTCCGGCTAAGGTGTCGATCCTTGTTCCTGATTCTTGGCCTCGAACTGGCAGGAAATAATCCTCATCAACGCTGTATGGGTTGTAGCGGTAATCCATCTTGCCGTTATTCTTATCGATTGCAGGCTGGCGCTTCAGGCTCGAGACGGCGCCTTCCATGAAGTTCTCGATTTCATTCGGTGGAATGTTACCCACATCAATGTAGAAAACTCGGCGTTCAGGAGCACGAATGATCCTGTAGACAAGCATGGCGTCTTCCATGAGAATCAGTTGACGCCAAATACGACGCGCTGACTCTAGGACAGACGAACCGTACGGCAAGAATGCATCATTACCAAGCAATCTAAAGTGAGAGACCTGCCATTTTTCGAGGATTTGATTCCCTTGTGTAATCCAGCGGAACCGGACAGCCATTGGATCTTCAGGATCAAAGCCTTCCTCTCTTTCAATTTCGCTGATTGCAATTGGGTATGCATTTACAATGCCGAATTCTGGAGAAATGTCGTTGAAAATGAAAAAGTCGCCGTACTTGCAGAGATTGCGGACCCACATTGTCAAGTTGAAATCCACGTTCAGAATATCGTAGAAGAGCTCGCCAAGGATTTCCTGAATCCTGTTGTTCTCAGAATAGATGTGGAGGACCTTTCCCTTGTCGTCACAGCTCGCGGTTTCTTCAGCATAGATGTCGAGCGCGGAGCCAATCTCTGGTGTTGCCTCCATTTCTGAGAAATCGCTGTATCTGCTCATTCTGTCGTAGGAACCGTATGCCGACAACGTGCTGTTATAAACGTTGCTGTGTACTTTGCGGAAAGTTTCTAGCGATGTCGATGAACTCGGACCTGATACGTTCTTTACGCGGCGTCTAACGACCGGACCTGATCTGAACAATTTTGTTAGTCGGGTAAATAACGACCCTTTGATTTCACTCATTTTTCTCCGTTCGTATGAATATCATCATATAATATGACAAAGTTCGCTTTTGTTATCCGAGCACCCACGAAAATTCGCTTGGGACATGTTCGGGTCGACCTCTGCTGCCATATGATCCATTCGGCATATTCATATATGGGTTCACGTTATTGACGTTTGTAACCTCACGTTGAGTGTCTTTATGCCTTTTGTTCACGCCAAACCCTGCAAGCATGCCCTTTGCCGAGTCTTGACTTTTAACAGCACTTCCGGTGCCAGGCTCTACAAGCGAGTTTCCGATCGCCATAGCCATCACGACATCATCGAATGAACCCTTCTTCGCGACGGGCTTATCACCCTTCATTACGAATGTTTTTAGCTCATCGACAAGCCTTGATGAACGAACCTTGATCGTGTTATTCCTTAACCGTTCTTCAAGCAATCTAAGGATTGGTCCACGTGTCTTGACACTCGTCACAAACCCGACTTTTCCTAAACTAACTTCAGTTGGGTCACCGTACATCAAATCGAATTTGTCTTTTAGCGATTTGAAATGAAGATTCTTATATCCAAGCTCAACGAGCTTTAGAATTGTCCCTTGCCCATACGTGTTATTTTCAGGACAAATTAAAGCGTTATTGAACTTCTTACCGACCTCGTCTAGCAGGACACCAAACTGATCGGGCCTTATTTTCCCTCGATATTCGCAAACCTGCTCAGCGGTGTTCTTGTTTATAACTTGGAATGATGAATAGTCATTTGCGTCGCCACGTGAAACGTCAGCCGACACTACGAATTCTTCTCCGACTTGTGGATATGCCCATTGCCAAATTTCATTCTTGGCGCCCCATCTTTCGATCGGTGGCTCGATTTGCAGCCGTAGCCTTTCAATAATGTCGGCCGTGACGAACGTGTTACCTGAACCTGCAAAGTCACACATCAGTTCCTGTGCAATTGCATGTGGTGTCATGTTCTTGACTTCTTTTTCCAGCCACACATCGTCTCTTTTCGGGTGAGCATGCCACATTAGCTTTGTAAGATTGAACTCACTAGTGCCTGCTTCAGCATCTTCGACTAGTTTATGATACATTCCTCCAGTACCATTCGGAGTGCTAATAATAATAGCACGACCACCTTCTGCCAGCGTAAAATACAGACCAGTCCACAATGTATCAAAATCACGAATGAATGCAGCTTCGTCGACAATTAGTAACGACAGTGCCTCAGAACGACCCGCATCTTCAGATGTTGGAATTGCTTTGATTTGCGAGCCATTACTGAATGCTACGAGCTGTTTTGTTCTTTCTGTCACAGACGGCAGAACAAGCCATTTTGGCAGTGCATTGAGGGCAACCTTCACCTTTTTGATAAAGTTCTGCGCAGTTGCTAACTTCGTAGCAATAACAAGAATGTTCTTGTCTCGATAAAAAATAGCCAGCCAAACTGCATAAATTGCAGTGACCGTTGAAAGGCCTAGCTGTCGAGCCTTGACGATGATGTTAAATCGATGGTCGATGAATGACTGGACACAATCATCCTGAAATTCGTATGTATCAAACTTGATCGTGCCTTTCATAGGCGTCTGGATCATCGCATACTTATTTATGAAATGAACAGGATCCTGGCCACAAAGAACAATCTCCTTTGCGTGTGTTGCAGTGGCGCGAGCCATTTATGCAACCTTCAATACCCAGGTCATTCTGTAATACGCAATTTTTCTGGGTGAATTTGATGTCGCTGAAATCAGTTCGACATTGTCTGACGTCGAACTTTTCGTCGTACTTAGGGTGCTTCCGGCTTCGGCCTTGAACTCTTTTTTTAGCAAGGTCATGTACTCGGTGAGCCTTTGTGTTGCCTCATCTGTACATCGAATGACCTGCTCGCGAAGAGCATTCTCGGTTGCAAAGTGCACTATCATCGTGTAATTTAGCACTAAGTTCTCGCCGGCCTGTTTGCATTTGATAGAATACGAACCATCTCGTGAAGATGACTTTCCAAATGTCGTATCAATCAAATTGCCCAGGACGTTCACGTCATTAAAGTTCATTTTTTCTTACCTCATTTCTGCATGGACGCCACCCGGTTTTCCACCGTTTGGCATTGATGTAGTAATAAGTATCTACGCAATTGGTACATGCGTCTTTATCATGATATGATTCGAAATCTTTATCATCGCGAAGTAGGTGGTCGCAAACGGGACAAACATAAACTCTAACAATGTCTGGCAGGACTAAACGATAACTGCCACGGAACACATTCTGCTTTTTCATTTTGTAAGTGTAAAACGACATCCGCCGTTTGTAACACCTGGTGCTGACAAAGCAACCGCCCTTGCGACTCTAGAACCGTACATCCTACTAATATCCTCGATGAACTTACCCACCGCCGGTGGAAGGGCTTTCTTGATTTCCGATACCCTTATCTTCGTTGAGATTGAATAACCCCATTGCTTATCTACATCGCTGAACCCGAGCTTTAGCATCTCTTCTTCAAATTTTTCTGCTGCCCAGAAGAAAACATGACCGAGATTCTTTTCCTTCTCGACGTTGTGGAATTCACGATCTTCTGTGTTCATAGGCGACGAGATCAGAACCTTCCCACCTGGCTTCAACAAACGAAACGCCTCTTTGAAGAATAGCAGGTTTTGTTCGTATGAAAGATGTTCCACAGTCTCGCTCAGGACGACTGCGGAAATTGTTCCTGCCTTGATTGGAAGTGGCTTGGTGATGTCTGCACAAAGTGCCAACACATTTTTTCTGTTTTTGAACTTAGATGAAATGAGATAGTCTCGCCTAATGTCCACTCCGATGTAGTTCGGGTATGTTCGCTGCATTTTGTATGCGTTTTAGATTGGAATTTCCGCGCAGCCCATTTCTAGAATCACATCATTCTTATGATCTTCCATGGCGTTGAAACTATGTAGCGCTCCCCAGGTACGCTCAAATGCCCCGAACAACCCATCATAGATTCCTTCCTGATCTGCCTGTCGTTTGGCAACGCTGTGCTTCATCAGCCCGGCGTTGTAGAATGCAACCCCTTCATCAAACTCAAGTGGTGCTGTAATGATGTCGGTGATTGCTTCTTTTTTGTTTGCTAGATTTTGTTGCATTATTTTCCTATAAAAATTTGACCTGGGCATCATGGCCCTTGGTTGTTGAAATCTCAATGATGTTGTCGACGACGTCTTTCACCGTGTCGACGTGTGATATTATTAAAATCAGCCTGAACGTCTTTGTTAAACTCCTGAGCAGAGTTGTACAGGCTTCTACATTTGTCGCGTCGAGAGCACCAAACCCTTCATCAATAATCAGGACATCAGCTTTTGGAAGACTCGAAACTCGAACCAAAGCCGTACGAATTGCCAAGGATGACATCATTTTTTCCATGCCGCTACAGCACTCGATCACTCGTTTGGAGTCGCCGTAGTTTAGGATGATGTCCATACCTGCCGAATCGTCCACGGTCAGCTCAACAGTGAAACCGGTAATCCCCTGGAGGATGTTTGCAATCTCGACATTGATTACCGGCAACTTACGCTTGACAATCTGGAGCGGGATTCCATTACGACTCAGTGCCTTGCCCAAGAGCGTCAATATTTGAACCTGTTGGTTGTTTTTCTCGAATTGGATTTTATCTGTTCGAAGGCGCTTCACCTCTGATGTCAACAGGCCGATTCGTTCACTCAGGGTTTGGATTCGTAACTTTGCCTCTTGCAGTTTTTCAGTTGCAAGCTTCTTCTTAGCCACCAGAATCTTGCGTTCCTTGGCACTTTCAGTTGAGCATAGATTGATTTTCATTCGTGACAACATTGAATTGTCAACGGCTAAATCTCGCTCGACGTTTGAAATACGACTCTCCAACCCGAGTATTTTCATGCTCAGTTTTGACTTGCTTTGTGCCAATAAGAACAGTTTTTCATCATGCTCTTGTTTCTGGGCCAATTTCTCATCGACGTTTTCTTTGAGTAATTTCTTTAGAGATGACTTCAATGCGGCGACTCGTTTCTTCGATGCTAGCAAATCATCTTTTTTCTCGAGCATGTTCTTTTCGGCTTTCTTGGCGCTGATTATGTACTTGCATTGCGGAAAAGTGTCAGCACAGGGCACATCGCTTAGCTTTTTTACAGCTCGTTTGTCTGCCCGAAGCTTGGACGACTTTGTTTCAATTTCGCCTGTTGCCACAATGATCCCGTGCTCAGAATCAACAATCGCAACCTTTTTCTTTTTGAGTTTGGCAAAATCGATGTCCTGAATCTTGGTTTTCATCTCAGTAATTGTGGCATTGATTACGTCACGCTCGAGTGAAGCGACAGACATGGTTTCCATAAACTCGTCACGATCTTCATTTGCCTTTCTGATTTTCTCAGCCTGATCGTCAATTTCAGTCTGGACATACATTTCTTTTGTTTGTGAGTCCAATGCAGAGTTTATGTTGTTCAAAATCCTCGTGATCTTTCCAAGGGAGTCAGATTCGGCAGTACGCTCCGCGATTCTCGCTTTTACCTTTGCCGTCTTATCAACAATCTTTGCATCGAACTGTTGTTCAGGTGCAGATTTGAGCATTTTCTTTGCGATGGACAAATCTTGCTTGACCAATTCAAATAGCGTGTCAAGGATATCGAGCCTCAGGAATTTAGCCAGGATTGATTTTCTTGTTGCAGAACCTTGGTCCACAAAACGATTGATGTCGCCTTGGGATGCCAACGTCGTCAAAAGGAAGTCGTCCAAGGTTCCAACCAGCCCACGCAATATCTTTTCGGTTTCTCTGCGTTGCTCCTCAGAAATATCCTTCAGGGGTGTTCCTGTTTCATCGGATTCAAAAAGGTTCAGGTGGGTCACTGCATGGTGATCTCCTTTTTTCGTCGTCTTTTTTACAGTCTGACGCTCTACAAGGTAGTTTTTTCCCTTCTTTGAGATGAGAGCCTTGGCAACACAATATCCTTTTCTTGCATTCACAATGTGCATGTTCTTCATTGCGCCACGATCTGTACCGTTGAATAATGCGTAAGTTGCTGCACCACACAAAGATGATTTTCCTGACCGATTCTTACCAAAAATGCCCGTAATACCGCTTGCGGACTCAAAGTTTACAATGTTTCCTTCACCGTACCCGAATATATTATCAAACTCCATTCGACGGAGAGACCACCGACCGGACGTTGAGTTATCAGCGAGTTTTGCAGACTTCCAAACGCCTGATAAGGTCTTCGCCATCTCATTTATTGTTTCATCGTCCAATTTTGCGTTGGCATAGAACTCTTTGATTAGATTGTTTACCGCGTCGAAGCTGTCGAGTTTTATTGTTTCATCAAGGAGTTCATCTGAAAGTTCTAATGTTGCAGCATCTACCTCTCGTTTGAAAACAATTTCGGTTGGACCGGAGACGCTTTTTATTGCTGCGCGAATTTGTGACATGTCGGCTTGGGTTGCGGCACTCTGAATCTTGACTCTCACGTGCGCTGACGATGGATAGTCTTCCATTTCAGATTGCAGCTTGTCTAGATCATCGTCGTAATCCAAAGTCACGAATGGATGCTCATGTTTGATCTCGACATGCTTCACATCAAAATCATCTTTCGATTTGATGTCCCACATTAGGAAACCCTTTCCAGGGGTCTCGGCGTAGTTTTGTTGAATTGCGCTGCCGCTAAATCTGATCCGACCGGCCTTGTCAAGAATCTGTTGCTTGTGAATGTCACCTAGCATGACGAAATCATACCCTTCAAAGAACTTCAAATTGACATCACTTTCAAGAGCCCAGGCGGCATCTGTTTCCGAATTGTGGACGACGCCATGGAACGTCGCAATGTTGATCTTTCCTTCTTCAGGCTTCACATCCGGCCATCCGGCTTCATCGAAACATGAAAAAACACAAATGTTGCACTCATCATTCATAGGATATGTGCCGGACTTTTTGTATAGCTTGATTCTGGGATTGTCGATTGCAGCGAGGATCGGTGAGATTGCATCCTCTCTGTCTGGATTCAAAATAAGGCCGTCATGGTTGCCAAGGGTCACGTGGACCTCTGCTATTTCAGCCAAACCGTTGAACCACCATGTCAAATTTGAAATCAGTTCAGGGGAAATGCCTTGGGTTTTTGAGTGAACGATGTCACCGGCGATGAAAATAATGTCTGGTTTCAAAGTATGCAACTTTGAAAATGCGTCTTCAAACGCTGTGCGATATTCATCGTGCCTAGAAAGAGAGCGCCAGTGTATATCGCTTAAATGACAGATCTTAGTAATGTGACACCTCGAGGTTATTTTCAAAAATCATAACATACGTCCAATTCTTGTTATTACAAAAACCTATTGCAGCTCTTTTTTTTGCATCTACTTTTTCTGGGTCCCTTATAAACCCTTTGATTTCTTCAATGCATGTACTTCCGGAACAGCTTTCTACTAGTATATCCGGTATGTATATATGTTCGGATCCGTCATGACTATATTTTATTTTTATGCCGTGCGACGTTGTAAACTTAACAACTTCATCACATGATTCAAGAAATCGCAATCTGCGCAGTTCGTATGACGACATATAATACATTCGTTCACCAGCTTTCTTCGAATAAAACCAGCCTCTTGCTGTGTTTTTCATTTGACCGGATTTTATAAAAATCTTCTCAATTATTTCATCAAATTCTTTTTCGCTCTTTTTTGACCAATGGTTTTCTTTTATTAGTTGCCTTGTTTTATTCGAAACTGTTTTCCCGGTGCAGGCACTGCTATGCTTGTCTTTTCTGTCGTCAGTCCAGTACTCTTTTGCGTGTTTTTTTGTCCACCTAAACGCCTTACCGGTTTCATTGATTTGTTTCATGACCCGACTGCCATTACTCGAAATAGCTTTTCGAATTTTCTTAGTTTCTTCTTTTGGTTTTTTTGACCAGTGATTTTCTTTAATTTTTTTGCTCACTTCTTTCTTCTTTTCACTTGTCATGACATCACCATACAATCGCCGATATTCGGCAACCCCCATATTATGTTTAAACTTCAAGTGAGAAGGAGAAATAATTCCAAATTTTTTGTGGCATAGCTGACATTCTATCATTTTAGATACCTCGCAGATATAAGTATCTTGACATCGGCCATGTGGCAAATTTTTGTCATAGTATAGAACCGCTCTTGATTTTTGAAATCTTGTGATTGAGAAAAGAAACTGGAGTCCACCGTGCCGTCGTCGCCAAAATGTCACGAACATCGCTTTTCGTTCTGCTGCCTAGGTCGTTACCCTTGATCGTTAAGTTATAAACGGAACAACCGGCAAGAGATAAACGGCGACATACGTCATGAATTCTGCTTTCTGCATCTTCATCAAACGCCACGATAACCGTACTTTCATGTTGCTTCAACCTCATAAATAAATTACTGCCTGATGCTAGCGAAGAACCTAACACAGGAACTGTATTCTCCGGACATTTTACTGCATCGAACACACCTTCCACAAGAATGATCGGTTCATCCCAGTTGATGTCGAACTCGTTAAAAATGACCGTTCGTTTCGGCACGTCAGCATTTTTGTATTTGAATTTTGTTTCATCGATGCACCTCGCCGTGTAGTAGTTGAGCTGGCCTGAGGCTGTAAATGACGGGAAGATTGCCTTGCGGCGAAACTTGAACTCATTTGACACACATATGCGCCATCTATACATATCCATTTTCGTCAGGCCACGGGCTTTTAGGTATCTTTTTACATCATTTGCGTCGGGATCATTTTTCGCGGACATTAACAAAACTGAATCTTCCGGCAGTTCCGGCGGCAGAATGATCTCTTCGAGAGCCTGCTGGTCTGTATATGACCGGTCTTCATGAAATAATTGTGCGCATCGAGGGGCATAATTTTTAGCGAACTTGCGAAACAAAAAGTTGATGTTTTTGCCAGAGGTGCCGCATACCCAACAATGATACCAGCCGGTTGCCAGCTCAATATATAGCTTTTTCTTATTTTTTCGGCCATCTTTGCAACTTGGACAGGAAACGTGGAAGTTTACCTTCCCAGTTTCCATGTAACCAGATCCAAACGCAGCTTCAAATAAAGCAGTCTTTTTTGATATTTCTAAGCCCACTATACATTTGTATCACTAATGTCTGTGGTTTTCAAAACATCGGCGCCAAAACGAGCAACAACATATGCATCGGCGATGTCAAAACAAACTGCCTCATTACGTGTGATACCCTTATTCTTCCCGCTTTTGAGTACTTTTGTGGGCCATGGGTATGAAATCATGTCTGGTTGAACCTTCACCCACTCAAAAACTTGGTCTTTCGTGTTGAGGGGTAGTTTCCTGTTGACGAAGCACCCGACGGCTTTCCTCGTGGAAATCACATTGGCCAGGTATAATGGGCAATCAAAAATTGAACGAGCGAGGTAACTAGCAATACCGTTGAACCGGTTTAGCTTCGCCAACGTCCCAGCAGAAGACATCCTGCTTCTAAACGCCTGGAGAGCCTCCTCAACAACAATCACGTCAATCTCGTGATCGTACGCCACATCGGAAAGATGTTCCCTCAACATGCACGACTTCGTATAGAGACCTTTTGTTTTTGTCATCGAAATACCGTCGGCAATGACAACACGATCTTCCATTGGTAACGATGTGTCAATTACACAAACACCCACGTTTGACGTTGAAACGTCCAATCCTAAAACTTTCATACACGTATTATGACATAATTTTTAGTTCGCGTAAATCGTGTTCTGTTATGAATCGATATTCGTTGATCCCTTCAGACTCACAGAATTTTCGGGATGCTAATGCTTTTTGTTGAACTTTTTCTGTGTTTATAAACATTGACGGTTTCACTTCCCATATTTGTCTTGTTCCGTCACTAAATTCAACCAAAAAATCAGGAATATACCACCTTTTTTCCCCATTGTAACGATATGGAATTTTAATTGTTTCATATCCATATGATGCTACATTATCATCATTGTCGAGAAAGTTCATTGTTATTAGTTCCCAACCGGAACGATAGAACATTTTCTTGCCTGTTTTTGGTGAAACGTGTTCACCGGCTTGGCGATTTTTTCCGTACGGCTTTATTTTGCCAGCTAACATCATTTCTGCACGTTTTAGCGACATAATTGCCTTAGATTCAACAGTATGGCACTTTCCATACATCGGATTGTTTTTTCCCTTCGAGCGATTTGAATTACGTTGCTCGGCGCTCATTTTCTTTTTTGATTCTTCGCTATGCTTTCGACCTGTCCATGGGTGAACATATGTCCCTTCTTTTTGCTTTTTACGAATTGTACGACTAATATTTGCACGGGCTTCTGGCGTCATACTTTTCTCATGCCAAATCGCATAAGTTTCTGGGTTTTTTGATTTCCATGATCCGTAACATTGAGGTTTGCAAAAGCTTCCATGAATTTCATTTGGGGCAGCCTGAGACGTCCATCGCTCAATTAGTTTTCCGCAATCTCTGCAGTTTGCTTTTGTTATTGCTGCACCGTGACCGCCGAAGCCGTCAGACTTACGATGACCGTATGTACATTTTTTTGAACATCGATGTATTTTTGCTCTTACGTATGCAGTTCTATATTTTCCAGCACGCTCAAACGTCGAACCACAAATATCACATTTGATGACTACAACCGTTGGTGGATTACCAGGAGCGCCCGGTCTTTTTCTTGGAAGTTGTTTTATTTCTATGATCATGTTTCTAAGTATAGCGTCATCTCAGAAAATGTATAGGAAATTAATAATCGAGGCGGACTCTTACCACGTATCGGTCGCCGTCTCGCTTAATTGCAGGTTGTGCGAAGTTGGCACGACCTACAACGTTTAGGTTCTCATCATGGAATTGCATTCCCGTCAGGTATACAAATGACTTCGCCGTTTCATTGGGGTAATCACTTGGAACCATGTCCTGGTATGTCGGGTTCGGCGATGAGTTGACGAAACCCTTGTCGACAGGGACGTTGACTTCAAGGACGTGGATATTTCGCTGGCCTTCAAATGAGATTTCCCAGGCATCAGAACCAAACATAGGAAGATTCGGAGATTTGACAACGAGGATTCCCTCTTCATAAATCACATTTCCAACCGACGCCCAGGTTGCATGTGAGCCCTCCGAATCAGCTCGGTACAGGTTACCATACCCATCGTCTTTCAGGGTTATCTGGACCCTCCCGTTCGACCCTGTTACAGCCAAATCCTTCAACACAATCGATTTTGGTTTCAATTGGTCGCCATAGAACATGTTTGACACATCAAAGAACACAACTTCATTCGAACTCGGGTCCTTTGTTCGCTGGAGAATTGTCAGAATGTTCGCGGGAGAAACAGCAGGATCCTCAGGGGTCGGACCGATTAGCGGAGCAACAATAGATCCAGAGATAAGTTTTGCCGTCCCTTGCTGGTCATCAAATTTTGGAAGAAATTCTGTGCTGACCAGATTTTCCAACGTAATCAATGACAGGTCAATATTTCCAAAATCATTTCTAAATTTGTCCAGAATCGAACCGCTGGTAGCTTTGTCCAAGTTTCCTGAAAGCAACATTTTGAAATTCGGTGTGAACCTTCCGTTATCGCATGGAAGAATCGACAAGTTTCGTTTTCTATGGCTGCCGGATTCGTAGATCCAGTAGTTTGCAGATTTCGGTGTGATCGTCGTCGAATCAATTTGTGATGTTTCAAGACCGAGGTGCCGCGGTGTGGTTCCACGAACAAACTCACGAGTGAAGTTTTGAATGTTTAGCTCATGACCTC